TGAATCATAATATCTTACCCAATAACGCTCTCTTTGGTATGCTATATCATCATTTTTGCATTTTTCTACAATTTCAAATATAAAATTTTCTTCGCCATATTTATTCCATGCTCTTTGAAGATGTTTATTGTGGTGAACACCTTTATTTAAATCGTTTCTATGCTCATCCCATCTAACATAAATATTATCAGATTTTCCAATATATTTTTTATTATTCAATTTGTTGGTTATTGAATAAACTCCACATATTATCTCATAATCTTTAGGTGTAAATCTTTTACTCATAACATTTCTCGCTTTCCACTCGCAAAGCCAATTAAAATAGAGTGAGAGAGTAGTGCGAGTATCTACTATACTGAAGCTCATGACTTCTTCAGCTTCTCACCCCATAATCCAACCATCTGCAATCGAAACAGTAACAATCCTCTCATAGTTGGCTATGTATTTATTCTCTTTTTAAATTCCATCACAACACAAAAAGAAGCCACTTCATACGAAATGACCTCTCATAATTTCCAATATTAAATTTCCAATGAAAGTGCAATTCACTTCACTTAGCACACCTTCTACGATTTGAACATAGACCTAACGATTTTGGAGATCGTTGCTCTACCAATTAAGCTAAAGGTGTATATACAAAAGAGCCATCTCTCATGAAATGACTCTTTCTTAAAAAATTATCTTTCTCTAAACTAAATGAAACTATTTTCATTACGACTTTATCAGAATAATCTGCGTAGTTGTTGCCTACGGATAATTTGATAGGGCGGTAGTAAGTGTTGAGCTTACACACCTAAGTTTCGTATGCATCCAAAAAATAGGTTTTTACATCAGGTTTACCGTACGAAAAGATTTCGGTGAGAGTCGAACTCACGCCCTCGGAGTTGCAGTCCGATGCCTTGACCAACTTGGCTGCGAAATCATAAATAGAGCATAACGGACTCGAACCGATACTCATGGAATGAAAATCCATTGTCTTACCTTTTGACTAATGCCCCATATTTTGGGTGGAAGAGTACCACCCATTATAAATTACTCAGACCAAACAAGATCTGTTGTATAAGCCAATGTATTAATCGGAGTAAATTCTGTTACCTTGTAAGAAGCTAAAAGCTCAATACATTTCTTCTCTAATTCATCTTTATTTTCTGTAGAATATTCAACAGTTTCATATTCGCCAGTCCCAACCAATGTAGTAACTTCTTTTACTTCATGGGTATCTTCATCGGTTACAGTTTCTTTCTGTTCTTTCATAATTTCCTGCTTTACAGTAAGATAACGATACATTCCTGTTTTGGAATCTTTAATAAGAATTTTATACATAGTCAGCCTCCTTACAGTACAACAGATGTTTCAGCTTCAAAATCATTTGCCAACGCTCTGATTTCTGTTAATTTTGTTGTGATTGCAGCTTTCACTTTTTCCAAGAAAAGAACTGCCATTGCCTGTCCTAATTTTTCAGGAGTATTAAACACTGTACCAAGAGAAGCAGTAGGAATTTTATTTATGTCAATAGAAAGTGTAATAGATAAATGCTCATCGAGAGTGTACTTTTTATTTACTAAATCAGAAATTGTGACCTTTTCAATAGTAGAACCGTCTGGCTCATCAGTAACAATCACAGGAATTCCTGTATCTGAAAGTTTCAAATTTCCAGAGAAGTCAATCTGGCTATATTCGATATATCTTACGAAATTATGTAACTGATTTTTCTCTGTATCAGCATCTCTTATACTATCACCCAATTCTTCGACATTTAAACTTACTGTAATTACATCTTCGTTAATTTCTGTTTTCTGTGCTAATTTCATTATTCAGTTTCCTCCTCACTTAATAAGTTATAAAATTCTTTTAATCCGCAAATCATATTTTTAATGGTAGACTTTGACAAATTACACTGTAATTGTGGTAAATTCATATCTGTATCATTTACTTTAAAAACAAGACAATTGTTATCAAAATCAATACTCATACTTGCTTTTGTCTGATTTCCAATAAGCATCTGTAAAGCTTTTAAAGTTTTACAATTATCACTTGTAATACTTAATACGTCACCAATTTCCAAGTCGTTTTCAGTAACTTGTAAATAAGCCATTATATGTACACTCCTTTCTTTTATTTTTTCGTTTTCCTTTTAATCTAACTGGGGTAGTAGGATTCGAACCTACTAATTTAGCAGTCAAAGTGCTATGTCTTACCGCTTGACGATACCCCAATGTTGTATTTTTCGTAACCTTTACAGAGTGCTTTGAAAAATATAAAGTCAAGTATCTCTAACGAATCGTATGGGACTTGAACCCATGTTATTCTACCGTGACAGGGTAGTGCCATAACCAACTAGGCGAACGATCCATAAAAAATCAGCATAAAGCACTAACTAGCTGATATTGGACTGTACACATCCAGTTTTAAATTAGAAAACTTTCGCAATCCATTCATGCTTATTGATTATTCTCCACATATTTTCAGTCTTCGGAGCAAAGACCAGTTGATAAGGTTTTGCATCTCTTATCCAATAGACCGCCCAGCAGTCATTCACTAATGGTTCTCATTAACGCAGAGAAGCACGATAGATATACCGCATTAAGGTTTCGTGCGCACTAGAGTTGCTATAAAGTCAGCTCTACCAAAATACAGTAGCAGGTCTTACAATGCTACATGAATAGCAAATGCCAAGATATGACATGGTGTGCCTCGAAGAGGGCTATTAAGAATCTAGCTTCGATATTTGGACACTATATTATTCTCTGTTTTGTCGCCCACTTAAGGGTTCTTTTATTTGTTCTCTTGTTTGGAATATTTTGACATGAATTGTCATGATATGATATAATGGCTAGAACAAGCAAATAATCCAACATTTTAATTTGGCTAGATTGAGATGGTTAGGCGGTTTGAGTCACATCAGAACAGTGATGTTCTGTTTATATAGATATCCTCGTGACATCATGTAGGAAATACTTACAAAGGAGGATATAACGTGACGTTTATTGAATTATTAATCTTTACGATTGTAACTGGCATCGTAAGTGGCGTACTTGCTACATACTTAGTCAGATTTTTCGATAGACACAAAAATGACCGCCACTCGCCAAAGCACGGTCATTAATGTGTTAAGTATTAAATTTATTTAGCCTTTATTGATTTTACATTTGGCTCAACCGTCTAACGGATATTTGCTTGTTTTCTTTAGAAATTATTCTATCACAGTTTTGTGTTGAGTGCAAGGGGGAATTAGACGAAGTGTTAGACGAAAGCTTCATCGGGATTGCTTAAATACCTTCTTTTTCAGCTTCTTTCTGTAATTCTTGTTGTTTAAACTTTAGAATTTTTAATTTTTCCCTTAAATCAGCCTTAGAAGCAGGACGTACATAGCTTTGTGAAGTTACTGAAGTTGATTTGTGATTCGCCCATTGTGATGCAAGATTTAAATCACCAGTATCTTCATATATTTTATTGATCGCCGTCTTCCTGATGCAATGACAATGAAAGTCCTCTAAGCCAATAATTCTACCGATTTTTCTCATTCGATCGTGAATCATACCTTGTGTCCAAGGAATCCATTTGTCCTTATATTTATGAATAAATAGAGCATCGCATTCAAGATGGTCATAATCATTTGTTCTCATAGATAACCATGTTTCAAGCATATCCTTACAGGTACTGTCAAAGGAGACTTCTACACGGTATCCTTCCTTCTCACGTATTGACTCAAATACCATATTGTCTAAGTCAAGAGAAGATACAGTAAGTTTCTCCAAAGCACCAATTCTATTAGCGGAGAAGAGTGCGATTTCAAATAATAACTGATCTTGTATTGTCCATTTGTTATTCTCTGTCTTATATAAATCTGCTCTAATAGCTGCAATCTGCTCATCATTTAAAAAGTAATGATTAAGAATCTGTTCTTCGTTTGCTTTTTTCATTCTATCAAGCTTACCATCAAAAGGATGATATTTAACAAATCCACGCTTCATAGACCAAATATAGAATGAACTTACAGCAGAAATTTTCATATTGATTATCTTCTTATGATTCATTAATGTTTCCTGACAGAAAAGCATATATGCTTCCATAATATCAACGGCATTTTCCATGAATTCATCAGAATATAAATCTAATTCACCATAATTTTCTCCTAACCACATGAGGAAGTGTCGAAACAATCCTTTATATCTCTTGTATGTAGTATCTTTTACATCACGATTTTTGATGATATTAGATTGTAAATATTTTTCATATTTCTTCCAATTCTCTTCATAAATAAATTTCTCTTTATCAGGAGTGAAATATTTCACCCTTGTTATTTTCTCTTTTGACAATATTTCAGCCTCCTTTTTTAGTTAATTATTTTATTAGTGGGCATGGTGTGATTTGAACACACAATGTTTACCATGTAGGTCACGGTTTTACAGACCGCTTGCTTCAGCCATTTGCATACCTACCCATATAAAAAGAGTGTGCAGCATACACCACACACTCCAAGTTCAAATGTTATTTGAAATCAGCAAATTTGTCTCTTAAACACTTACACACTGATTCTTCTATAACATATCCTATAATCTAAAATCTAAAATCCAAAAGCCTTTAACATCTTCTGAATATCTTCATGACTTAACTCATCGCTAGAGTAGTAAGAATAACTCATATAAGAGTCGCCATCTGACTTACTAGCAGTAAATCCGTGAGTATTTCCATATTCGTCTTCAGAAGTATGTAAATAAGTCTCATCATGCACATGGCAGTTCTTACAATCACCATCGCAGTCATCTTCCTGACCAAACAGAATAACTTCCTTATCCTCATTTACACAATAATCAATGATATT